TAACAATTACTCCTGTTCGTAGAGAAGCAGAGATTGCTTTCGCAGGAGATTCTTTATACAACAAAATCAAGGGTCAGCTTATGAGAGGTGGACACGACTTTGACAATGTTGAAGGAACTGTTGTTAAGAACATTTTATTAGAAATGATTGGTCAGGGTGTTAAGTCTGACTTTAACAAGCACCTTTGGTTATCTGATACTTCAGCATCAGGTGCTTTTGGAGATTTCGATGGTTTGTTTGATGCAGCTTTCGCTGTTACTGCAAACAAAATCAACAGAGATACTATTTCTCAAGGTTCTGATGCTGCTTTAGCTTCAGGTAAAGGTCTTGAGGTTTTAAAAGGTCTTTATGATGCTGCTGCACCTGAATTATTGGAAGCAGGAAATCACGTTTACATTGTTTCAGGCGATATTGCTGATGATTATATGGCTGCAACTTTAGAATCTTCTAACTTTGCAGCAGCAGGNTATGGTGCTATGGTTGATGGTGTTCCACAGCTTACTTACAGAGGTATTCCTATCATTGTTCGTAGAGATTGGGACGTAGCTATTGCTAGTAACGTTGCGAACATCAACGGTGCTTCTAACGCTGCTGAAACTCACAGAGCTATGCTAACTACTAAAGATGCTTTCGTTGTTGCAACAGACTTCAGCGAGAACTCAGTAGAGCAATGGTACTCTAACGATAACAAAGAATATCGTTTCCGTGTAGCTTACTCAATCGGTTGTGCATTGAAAGATGCTAAATTGGCTGTGTACTACACACCTGATAATATGGCGTAATTAATATAATATAGGGGGTTGCAATACACCCCCTTATATTTTAACTTTTAAAAAAATAATAAAATGGCAATAGAAACTTTACAGGTCGCAGCGAGTGATTTGGAATTAAGAGGTGGTCTGAAATATGTGGCTATCACTAAGTTATCAGATGCAACAGGCGTTACATTTGCTGACACAGCAAATGCTGCACACGGAATATCGGCAGTTGCAGGTATTGGAGATGCTGTACTTTTTGACTTAAAACAAGGTACAGGTTCTTTATCTACAAGTGGTTCTAAAGACGGTGGAACAATTTTGTTTGAACACACAGTTTCATTCTATGTTCCTAACTGCTCAAACGCACACTTTAGAGCATTACAGACTTTAAATAACGAGAACATTATAGTATTTACTGAAGATTACAATGGTGTTAATCATTGTATAGGTCTTTCTAGTGCGTACAAGCAAGAGAATGATGTTACAAATGTTCAAATGTATGCAAGAGTATCAGCTATCGAAGGTGGTACAGGTGCTGCTTTAGGAGATGAAAATGGTGTTACAGTAACAATTACTTGTTCTTCAGGAGAACTTCCTAGATTGTTTACAGGAACATTTACTCCTGCTGCTGACGGAACAATGACGATTTCGTAATAATTAACTAAAAAGGAATGGGTTTGGCAAAGAAATTTGTCATTCCCCTTCTTTTTATTATATTTACACTATGTATAAATCAAGACTAAAAGAGGGACACGCATATTTTGTAGGTGGATTAAACTTTGCTTGGGCAGATGCAACGCAAGAGCAATTAAAAGCAGTTTATGAAATGGGCGACAACGACCTTGTAACAAAAGAAGAAGATGCAGCACCAAAAAAGAACAAGTCAAAAGCAAAAAAAGTCGAAGGTTCAAAAATCTCCGATAACGAGTAGTTTTAATACTAAGTACGCTTTTGTAAATTTATCTACGCCTCAAGTAAATACTGAGGTAAAAGACTTAGATAGATTAAGAGATGATTGGATTCCGTTTGGTGCAGACAATCTCTTTCCACAGTATTTAGCAGAGCTAAAAAGACAATCTTCAACACATCGTTCTGTATTAGCACAGAAAACAACTTTCACAACAGGTGGAGGTTTTTTGACTGATAATGAGCAATTAACTGATTTTATATCTGATGTAAATGCAAACGGAGAAAGTTTAAAGGATTGTTTTAAGAAATTAGCTGATGATTATTTTACTTATGGAAATGCTTATCTTGAGGGAGTTATATATGACGGTGGTGTTAATTTTTATCACAAAGATGCTTCGACTGCGAGATTAAGCAAAAATAAAAAGCACGTTTATTTCCACCCTGATTGGGCAAACCAAAGAAAGTTTAAGGAAAAAACACAAAGAATACCAATCTATCCTAATGTAGCTAACAGCAGATTTATAATACATTACAAGGATTATGAAAGCACATTTAGCTTTTATGGTTTACCTGACTATGTAGCTGCTTTAGAGCATATAGCGATAGATTTTGAAATAGGAAAATTTAACCATACAGCATTTAAAAATGGATTTAGTCCTTCTGCTATTGTTACTGTTAATGGCGATTTTGGAGAAGCAGAAGCAGAGAAATTTGTAGAAACTGCCAAAGATACGCTAACAGGAAGTGGTAACAATTCAAAAATATTATTCCTTGTAAAGAATGGAGATGACAGTAGAGGTACTGATGTTCAGATTATAAACAACAAGGAAGATGGCGACTTCTTAGATTTACAGAAGCTAACAGACCAAAACATAATTACTGCTCACAGATGGCAACCTGCATTAAGTGGTATTGTTTCTTCAGGAAAGATGAACAACACAGGTAGTGAGATTAGAATAGCTTACGACCTTGCTATGAGTACGGTAATTAGAGATACAACAAACATACTGCTAGACCCTATAAAGAGAGTTATAGCAAATGAGATAGGAATAGACACGGAAGATTTAACGGTTGCTTACGAGCCACCTATATCATTCCTTTCTGACATAGACCCTAAGCAGGTTCTTACTATCAATGAGCAGAGAGCAATGCTTAACAAAGACCTTCCTGATATTGAAGATGGAGAGTTGTTGCTTTCTGATAGACAAACAATTAGAGTAGAACGACAAAACACAGAGGTATAATGGCAAACGTAAGACAATATGATAATCTAATAACAGCTTCAGAGGTTGTAACAAAATCATTTACAAATCAAGCTACTGATTTAGCTTTAATAAGTAATGAGTTGATTACTATTGCAGAACTTGCTCACATTAAACCTATGTTGGGTTTGGATATGTATGAGGAGTTAAAAACTCAAAATCATAACAGTACGCTAACTGCTGTTAATACTACTCTTTTAACGCATTATCTTAAAGATGCACTAGCTTGGTATGTTAGGTTTGAGGTTATGAATGAAATGCAGTACAACACCACATCGGCAGGGTTAGTTGTTAATGTTTCCGAGTTTAGTAATCCTGCAAATGTAGAGCAATTCAATCAAATGAAGTCTGATACTTTTAGAAAGGCACAGGTTTTAAGTGATGATATGTTGGCATATATAATGCACGATGACCAAAACAATGACTATCCTTTATTTGGTCAAGATGGAGATACATCTATGCCTGTTTTAGATGGGGATATGGCTAAAAAAATGAACGGAATAATTTTTTACTAATGGATTTAATAAAGTATTATTTAAGACATATATGTAACGCAACCGTAAGGAAGAATGATAATTGTCCTGATGGGTATGAACATCAAATGCCTGACGGTTCTTATATGTGTGGAAGGGAACACGAAGAAGCCTATAATCTTTCGCAAGAAGAAATAGATGAAACATATAAAGAATACAAAGCATCTGTTAATATGAGCTACTCTGAATTAAAGAAATGGTCTGAAACAGAGTGTAGTAAAAAGGCTAGTATAGGAAGAACTGCTATAAACAGAAACCTAACACTACTTTCTAAGAAGAAAGCTGATTGGACTTCTGCAAACGCAACTGAAGCTAGAAAAGCTATTGCTTATATTGCAAGAGCAAGAAAGCAACCACAAGGCAAGAATGTGAGTAAAGATTGCCCTTACTCCAAGAACTATATTGCTTTAAAGAATTGGGCATACGATAGAAACAAATAAAAAATATATAAAATGGCTTACGAATTTTTAGACGACAATATTGCTTTAATGAGAATGTTGGGAGAGTGTCAAAGTATTCAGGTTATTAGTGATGCAAATGCTCATACAGGTAAAGACTTTTACTGCCTTTACTGTGTTACTGAAACTGTTGTTGCTTCTATAACTTGCGATAGTGAGGTTACAAACGCAGCAGGTTTACAAACAACGCTTCCTGCAGGAACAATGTTGATGCTTAACATTACAGATGTAACGCTTACAAGTGGAGTAGTAATAGGATATAACAGATAGTAATATGGCAAGTACAATAACAGCAGCAGCACTCACAATAACTATTAACGAAAGTATAACATTGGGAGGTACTCAGTATGGAGGAACAAAAACACTAGAAATAGCATCTATTAAAGAGGTTTTTAAGCGTATTGTTCGTTGTATTGATGATACTGATTGCACAATAGCAACATTTCAAACAGCAACAAACACAGCAGATAATGCTATTGACTTAGAGAATGTTAGATATATTAGGGTAACTAATTTAGATGACACTAATCCAATGAATTTGTCTTTACAAGTTGCAGGTGGAGAAGATGGAACTGCAAATATGTCTGCTACACACTTAGTAGGTGCAGGTCAAAGTTTCATTATGCACACAGTTCACGATGGTATTGCTGTTAGTGATGCTAACGCTACTCTTGTAGATACTTTAACTGACTTAGAAAGTCTTTTGGTTGACCCTTTATCGCAAGATATAGATGTAGAAGTATTAATTGCAAGTGTATAAAATATGGCAAGTAACGAACATAGTGGATTAGATAACAGTCAGCTTCACGTACCAAAGGACTTTAGCACAGCTTCTGCGAATACTGTATTAACAAAAGACGGTAGCAATAACTTAACTTGGGCAGATGATAACCTAAGACGAACCCAACAATTTAGAGTTACAGGATATTTTAGTAAATCTGACACTAATGAGTATGCACCAACTTATGCAGCAAACGCAACGCACGTTTGGGACACAGTAGTTACTAATCCTACAAATGATGCACAAGAAGCTGTTGCACAGGCTCAGTTATATTGTAACAGAGCAGGTTTTATAGGTGGCTTTGGTGGTGTTGTAGCAGCTACAAGTGGAAAGACTGTAAATTTTAAAGTTTACAAAGGTACACCTGCTGATGCTAGTTCGACAGGTTTTGCATTAACTCAATTAGGAGATACTGCTTCTGAAGTTGGTGGTGGTGGAACTAATGTTGATGTTTTTGAAGCAGGTTCTTTGGGTTCTTCTGCTACATTCTCAGCAGGAGATGTTATTATAATTACTATATCGGCAGGTGCAGCAGCATCTACTGTCGCAAGGTTTAACGCTACATTAGAAGTAGTATATACAGAATAATATGTTAGGACTTAGTTATGGATTAGGATTAAAACCAAACGCATCAGGCGTTTTTCAATGCACGGATATTGCAGGACTTCAACTTTGGCTTAGAAGGCAATCTTTTATCACTCACGATACAGATGGAATTTCAAAATGGGAGGACATTAGTGGTAATAACAATGATGCGTTACAAGCGATTAATGCAAACAAGCCTATTATTGGTAATGGCTCTACTGTTTATTTTGACGGTAACGACACTTTAAAATTAGACCCTCAGCTTAATTTAGGTGCTTTTACTATAATTATGGCAATAGACCCTGATGAATCACAAGCTTTATCTAATGAAGCACCGATAGGAAAAGGTGGTAATGACCAAATAAAAATGTATCGAGGTGGTGCTAACAATAGAATAGCCTTAAAAGCTAATGGGGTTCAATCTGACATAAATCCTATGAGTACAACATTTCCTACATCACAGTTTCTTCTTACCTGTATAAGAGCAGCAGATGGAAGATTTACTGTAAGAATAAATAAGTCAGCAGTAGGTGGTGTTGATACAGATGTAACAGACCTTTTTGATATAAATGTAATTGGTAGTGGTAATGTAAGCACAACAGAGTTTAATGGCTCAATAAATGAGGTTGCTATTTGGAATACTGACATTACAGGAACAAATCTAACTAATGCAGAAAACAACATAAGCGATAGAAACGGAATATAATGGCAAGAGCAACAGCAGCACAAGAGATAGCACTTATGAAGCAAAGAATGGATTCTATGGAAGAT